GACTGGGCGGCACCGGGCCAGGCGGGCTGGGTGCCATAGGCCTGGGGGCCGGTGATGTAGCCGCCTGCATAGACGATGGTGGCCAGCTTGTTCTCGGTGCCGATCTCCCGGTCGAGCGTGAGCTGGGTGACGCCCGGGCGCAGGTAGGCGCTCCAGGGCCAGCCGCGGTCATTCCAGATGATGCCCGCATCGGCATCGTAGATGCGGACCTCGGTCGGGTCGACGTCGCCCATGGAGGTCTCGGCGCTGCCCAGGACAGACACCGGGTAGCGGTCGAGCAGCAGCCGACAGTCGCCGTACATCGCCTTCTTCTCGGTGATGTTGGCCAGGTACGTCAGCTTGCGGTTGCAGTACTGCTCGATGGCGGCCGAGACGGCGTTGATGGCGCGCTCGATCTTGGCCTGGTCGGTGGGCGACGTGATGCCCAGCTCGTCGGCGACGGTGGCGTAGTCGGTGAGTGCGTTGGCCTGCAAGCCCATGGGCCACCTCGAACGAGTCGGCCCGGGCTCGAACCGGGGACGCGGCGGTCGGCCTCTCGGACGTCCGCCTGCTCTGCCACTGAGCTACCGACCCCACAGCGAGGGCCTCCAGATGGAGGCCCTCGGGTTACTTCTTGGCCTTCGCGTCAGCGGCAGCCTTGGCGGCAGCCTCGGCAGCGGCCTTCACCCTGGCCTCGTGCGCCTCGGCCTGGGCCTCAGGGACGACGTAGGCACCGTGGCCCTTGGTCACCAGGTTCTTGGCGATCTCGGGCTCGAAGCCCGCGACCTCGCCGCCATTCAGGTTGTCGACGTGCTTGTTGACCATGACGAGGTGACGCCCAAGGGCGCCCTCGAACGGGGTCTTCGTCTCGACATACTCGCTCTTCGCCATGACTCACTCCGGACTTGACTGGGGGTGGGACTGCAAAAGACTGCGGCGCGTGGGCCGATTCGAGTCCCGCGCCGAGACCCAGAGTCCCGGGCCTGGTGCGGGCCCTCATCGGATCGGCCCTGCCGGAGCAGATCAGGTGCCGTTGGGGGGCGTGGTCGGGACCCTGGGGCCGCCGCCGACGATCCAGCCGAGCACCACGTCGTTGGTGGGCGAGGTGCCCGCCGTGAAGCCGAGGGTGGCCACGATGCGGACGTACCGCTTGGCGTTCTTCAGCCGCACCGCGAGCTGGATGCGGGCGCCGTCGTTGGTGGCCGGGGCCGCCGAGGCGATGCCCGTGGCGGTCTGCACCGTCGAGCCGCTCTCGTCGGCGTAGTCGGTGTACCCCGAGCCCGAGGAGTCGGAGTGCTGGATTTTGATGACCAGCGACTCGGCCGTGGGCGTGCCCGCCGCCGTGCCCAGCGAGGCGACAGCGATGGCCGACTCGAAGGGGCCGTCAACGTCCTGCTTGCAGTCGATGCCCGTGCCGTTGATGGCGCCTGCGCTCTGCGCCTTCTTGACCTCGAGGCCCAGGAGCTTCAGCTCACTGGAGATGTCCGTCATCTTCATGGGTTCGTCTCCTGGGCGCTATTCGGCGCCAAAGGCTCTTGCTGCTTTCGACGCCCGAAGCCCGCCCAGACCTCCCGAAGGAGCCGGTGCGGGCCAGGGCGACCAACAGGGCGGGTTACGCGCCGTACTTGACCGTGGTCAGGATGACGAAGCCGTTGGTGTAGCGGACCTTGAAGTCGTGGCGGCTCGTGGCCCTGACAGGCGTGGTGCCGTTGCTGATGCCCGAGACGACGTTGCCGGAGGCGTCGTTGTAGGCGCCGCCCGGGAACATCTGGACGATCATCTCGTCCTTGACGCCCAGCAGGTACTGACTGAAGGGGCCGAAGTAGATCTCCGACTCCGTGCCGCCGCCCAGGTTGTTCGGGATCTGCGTGGTCGTGAAGAAGGGGTAGCCCATCAGGGTGCCCTTCTCCACCATCTCCGTCCGGAACATGTAGAAGCCCTGCGCGTTGAGCAGGGTCATCAGGAAGTTCTTCACCCGGGGCGTCATCAACCAGGCGCTGGTCTTGACGACGTCGGGCGGGAGGTTCGACTCTTCCACCAGCCGGACGATCTTGGTCAGGTCGTTGTTGACCTCGACGAAGGTGGCCGCAGCACCGGCCTGGGTGGCCGCGAAGATGTTGCCGCTGTCCACCTGGTAGCGCAGGCCCATCGGGGTCTCCGACGTGCCGTCGCCGCGGATTCCGGCGAGGTCCATGCGGAGGGCGATGACCTTCACCAGGTCGTCGCGGATGAACTCGTCGGCGGCGGGGCCGGCGTCGTTCAGCAGCTCGTCGGTGACCGAGGTCAGTGCCACCAGCTTCTTGGCCGACAGCTTGAGCTGACCCGTCTTGGCCTGGCTGTGGGTGACGACCTGGGTCTCGCCCTCGTAGTAGGCCGTGGCGGCCTGGTTCTGGCGGGCGTAGATGAGCTGGTCGCTCTCCATCTGCACGATGCGGCAGCCAGCGGCGCGCAGGACCGTGGCGGCGCGGAGCAGCGGGATGAGCTCGCTGGAGAACTGGGGCGGGACCAGCGCGCCGCCGTCAGCCAGGGTCTGCTCCTGGAGGGCCTTGACGACGAAGGGGTCCAGCACGCCCTTCTTGGCGAGGTGCTCGACCGCGGCCTCGAGCTTCCAGTTGTTCTTCTGGGCCACCATCTGGGCCTTGATGAACTGGGCGTAGCGGATGCCGCGGGTGTCCTCGTAGCGGTGGGCGCCCTTGATCTCGGGCAGCACCTCGACCACGTCGGCGTCCTCGAGCACCTCAGCCGCAGAGCCGCCCTTCTTGTAGGGCTTCCACGACTTCAACTCGGCGACCCGGGTCACGATGCCGTGACGGGCCAGCTCGTCGGAGACGGTCTTGCGGGTCTCCTGGGCGGCAGCCGAGGCCATCGCCTTGACGATGTCGGCGCCGGGCGGCAGGGGCGGAACAGCGGGGGCAGTCTTCGTCTTCTCGTTCATTGCTTGCTCCTGGGCGCTGTTCGGCGCCAAAGGGGTTCTTCAGTCCAGAAAGCCCTGGGCCTTCCGCATCTCGGCATCGGCCAGCTTCTGCAGCTCCACCTCGGGGTCGAGGCCCATCGCCTTCACCTGGGCCTTCCACTCCTCGAGGCTCGCGGGCACAGGCGTATCGACCGGGGCGGCCTTGTCGCCGTCGTGGTCGGTGTCCTGGCCGCCCTCGTCGCCGTCCGGCTCGCCCTCGGGCGCACCCGCCGCGGCGTGGTGGTCGGCCAGCATCTCGCTGCAGGTCTGGATCGCAGCCTTGGCCCGGGCGTACTGGCGCTTGGAGAGCAGGTGGCCCTTGCCGCCCTTCTTGATGGCGTCGGTCAGCGACTTGACCTCGGCCACGAAGGCCTCGGTGTCGAGCCTGAGCGTCACCGTCTTGACCTCGGAGCCCGGCGCAGCCTTGCCGCTGGACGAGGCCGCAGAGGCCAGCGTCGCGGCAGCGTCGGACAGGGCGCGGGTCGCCGCGTCCATCCGGGCCAGCATGGTGGCCTTCGTCTTGATCTGGCCGTCGATGGCCTTGGCCATGGCGGCGACGCTGGTGATGTGCCCGGCCATCTCCCGGGAGATGCTGCCCAGCGAGTCCAGGAAGGCCTGGTAGTCCGTGGCGCTGCCGGTGGCGGGCGGGGCGTCGCTGCCGCCCTTGACCTCAGCCTCGGGCGCCGGGGTGGCCTTGGAGCGCAGCGACTTCACCAGCGCCTCGAGCTCGGCCAGGCCCTTACCGTCCACCGCCAGGGCGTTGGGGTTGCAGGGCACCGGGACGACCGAGACCTCGAGCAGTTCCCACTCCACGAAGTCGATACCGCCGACCTCGTCATTCCACACCATCTTCCCGGCCTTCGGGAGGAAGCCGACCGACACGGCCCGGAGCACGCCCTTCTGGACCTGCTGGAACACCAGCTCGGCGAAGGGGTTCTCGGCCTCGGTCAGGAACTCGAAGGTGGCCACGAGCTGGCCACCCTCGACCGCAGGGCCCTCGACGCACTTGGCGATGGGGAGCGCACTGGAGTCGTGCGCGAACAGCATCACCGGGTTCTTGACGTAGTTCTTGGTGTCGCAGCCCTCGGGATACAGGCTGTCGCCCACGCGGTCCCGGGTGGCGTCGCTGATGACGAACTTGACCCGCCTGCTCGCCGCATCGACCGAGGGCTCGGTCACCGCCTCGCGGGTCAGCACGGGGGCCTCCCCGGGCGAGACCTGGCCGTCCTTGACGCGGGCGCGGAAGTCCTTGAGCTGGGCGGCGGACGTGGTCATGGCGTGAGCGTCCGGGTCTGGCCCGAGGTAGGCAACCGCTTCGCTTCATCGGCGGCCGCAGCGGGCTCCTCGGCGGGCGGCTTGGACGGGGCAGGGGCGGCGCCCGTGGCAGACCCCTTGCCGTTCGGGAGCGGCTCGTACCCGGCCAGGTCGCGCACCTCGTCGTCGGTGAACGCCGCAGGCCGGGTCTGCATGGTCTTGAGCGCGAACTCCCGATCCTGGGGAACCTCGTCGGTGTACTCGACGATGCCGCGCTCGTCCCACTCAGGCATCAGCCGGTCCTGGTAGGCGTGCCGGAACACCTCGCGCCGGGGCTCGACGATGTACTTCTCCTTGAAGTAGTCCACCACGTCGACCGTGGAGCGGTTGGCGTTCTCCATGATGCCCAGGAGTTCCTTGGGGTAGCCCCAGGCCTCGAGGATGTTGTCCCGGAGCTGCTTGCGGAGCTCCAGCACCTGCATGTCCGCGAAGGTCTGGGAGAGCTGGTTGACCGTCACCTTGGCGTTGGTGAAGTAGGTCTGGAACGCCTTGTAGACGCCCCTGAACTTCTGCTCCCAGTCCGCCTTGATTCGGGTGGCCTCGGCCTGACCGCCCGCGCCAGGGGCCTCCATACTCACAATCGCGGCGGGGAGGTTGCGGTTGTAGAAGCTGGAGTCGACCAACTTCGAGGCCGCCTCATCGGCGGAGAGTTCGTCCGCCAGGCTCTCGCCGATGCCGGTGGCGCGCCCGTAGGGCATGGCCGGGTTCGGGTCCCGGATGGCCACGATCTCGGTCTCGGGGACCCAGGTGCTGAAGCCCAGGTACTGGATGCGGTAGCCCGGGCGGCTGACCGTCGGGGTCTCCAGCACCCAGTAGGGCGGGATGGGCCAGAGGTAGCGGGGGCGACCCTTGAGCGGGCCGCTCTCGTGCCGCTCGATGAGCATGAAGGCCTCGCCCTTCAGCTCGTAGTAGATGCTGGCGAGGGTCTGGACCTGGAGCCCATCGAGGACCGGGCAGCCGTCGTGGAGCACCTGGAGCATCGGGTGGTCCACCTCGTCGGTGACCACCTTGCCGCCCCGCTTCAGGGCCTGGATCTGCTTGCGCCTGCTGGTGCTCCAGGCCCGCTGGATGTGCCGGTACCGAACGACCTGGCCCCGCATGTCCTTCTGGGTGCTGGGCTCCCGGGCCGCCATGACGTGCCACTCGGTCTGGCCCACCCGGGAGGCGATGCGGCTGACCACCACGCGCAGCCAGGGGCTGGCCCCGTACAGGCTGAGCAGCTCCTTGGTGCCACGCCGGGGAGGGAGACCGAAGGGCAGCACGCCAGCCAGGAGCCCGTAGGCCTCCTCTTTGGCCATGGGCGCACCGAAGACCTGGCCCGCGACCTCAGCGGCCTTCTCGACCGCAGCCGCGGGGACCTCGACCTCGGGACCGAATAGCCTCGGGAACGTGCGCTGCAGCCAGCCCATGAGGGCAGGGTGGGCGTCTGTGCCCGAGGTAGACCACCGCTCAGACGACCCAGAGCGGCTCATTGGCGAGCCGGTCGACAGCTCCGCTCACCGTGTCCACCTGGTCGTCGTGGATACCTTTGGCGGGGAAAGGCACGATCTCGTCCAGGAAGTCACTGACCCAGTCGCCCTCGAGCACATAGAAGTGCCCGTTCTGGGCGGCCGATGCGACCGGACGGCAGCGGGTAATCTTGGAGCCCGTGGCGCGGATGCCCCGGAACTCATACCCGGCCAGCAGCCGCTCGTAGTCGTCGATGACCTTGACGCCCGCGCTCCCGGGCTCCTGTTCCATCCAGATCGAGACAGGGCCGAACTGCTCCTTGTCCCAAGCGGCGGTATCCACCACTAGGCTCTCGACCTCCCGCGGCGGCTTCCTGCAGCGCTTCATGTTGGCCAACAGGTAGTCGCCGTCCCGAAACCCCACCAGGGCCCCGGCGGTGAAGTCCGGGTCGCGGCCTGGCTTCGGAGCTGTAGCGGCCAGGTCCCAGAAGCGCACCCACCGCCATGCTCCGGGGCCGCCCGGTATCTCGGAGGTGATCTTGAACCACTCCCGCTCGAACAGGGGTCCGGTGGGCATCATGTCCCAGTCGCCGTGACGGAGCTGGGCGCGGGTCACCGGGTCGAGCTCGGCCAGGCTCTGCTCGTACTCGGCCTGGTCCAGGTGAGGGTTGTCGTCCATCCGGGCTGGCACGAACACCCGGCCCTTGCTGGGGCCCTCCAGGATGAAGCGCCGCTTCACCCACTCGTGGCCGGCACCTCCTGGGTTGGAGGCGGCCCGGACCCGGAGCGGGACGTCGGCCATGGTCTTGAGGCGGCGGAGGCGGCTCAGCAGGTAGCGGTATTGCTGCTCGCTGAACTGGGTGGCCTCGTCGAAGCCGATGAACTGGTAGGCCGCGCCCTGGTGGCCGTAGACGTCGCTCTCGTGCTCCAGGTAGCCGAAGGCAAGGGTGCCGCCGCCCGGCCAGCGCCAGACCTTCTGCTGCTCGTTCCAGATGGCGCCGCTGGTACTCAGCCAAGCCTTGGAGCGGTCCATCAGGGCGTCGGCCTTGGCCAGGTCGGCGAAGGTGCGCCGGAAGATGATGGCGCTGTATCTGGGCACATGGACGTACTGGAGGGCGGCCATCAGCAGGGCGCTCGACTTGCCGCCGCCCGCCGCCCCTCCGTACAGGGCTTCACGACACTGGAGGTTCAGGAACCGCCACTGGGGCGGGGTCGGCACCTGCGGCACCCCCGGATGCCGACGGGTCCACTCCCGGCTGGCCATCTCCAGGAGCGCCCTGGCTTCCTCCCTGGTCATCCCCGCCTTCGGAGATGGCGAGGGCTGCGGAGGCGAGGCGGACGAGCTGCTCATTCGAAAACCCCTCCAGAACCGTGTGCTGGTCGACCTGCATCGGCCCACCCTCTTTTCCGGTGAGTTCCACCCCCTGGGAGACCTTACCCATGGCCCGGTCCAGGATGTGGATCGCAGCGGCCACCCGGGCGCTGTCGTTCCCGCCCGAGCGCATGATCTCCCTCAGGCACTCCAGGGCCTCCGGGCTGGCCTCCTTGAAGGCCTCCTTGGTGGCCTCGGGGATCTTGGGGCGTCCCCCTGGGTTACCGCTCTGCCCGGGCTTCCAGGCGCTCCTGGGCGCCTTGCGCTTGTCTGTTTTCGGTCTGTTCTCAGACTGCTTCTTGGCCCTGGGCTTCCTGGTGGTCATCGTCTCCTCCTGGCGGACTGTTCACCCGCGAAATCACTGGGCAACTCGATGACCCACCACGACCTCAGAGCCATCTCCACGAAGCGCAAGGTGGGGCATGTGGCCATCCTGAACGCCTTCCAGGCGTGGTGACTGATGACGGTCATGCGCTCTCCTCTCCAGTGGGTTGTGTACGGGTGCGGAGGGTGGGGCCTTTGCCCATGTGCTCCGGGCAGCGGGGTCGGCTGTCTCCCCGGCCCACCCTCCGCTTGGCAGGCTGGCCGCAGACCACGCAGGGGTCGCGGCGGGTGCTATGGCGCTCGCAGTGGCGCTCCCCATGGGGGACAGGGGTAGGGCAGAGGCGACAGAGGCGGGCCCGGCGCAGCTCCTGGAGCTTGGCCTTGAGGCGCTTGTAGTCGCCCAGGCACCGGACGTCGGCGCAGATGACCCGAGGCGCTCCCTTGCCGGGCGTCGGGGCCGGGAGCGGCTGGCGACAGATGAGACACAGGCCCTGGTCTGCGGCCTCGGGGTCCATGGCGGTCCAGTCCCTGCGGCTCATGCGACCTCCAGGACCAGGGGGAGCGGGAGCTGAGTGGGCGCCGGTCTGGCCCTCCTGGGCTTGCTCCGGCAGGCAGCGCAGAAGGTGGGGTGGCAGCCCCGGCCCTCGTTGCGGCGCACCTTGCCTCCGCACTTCGGGCAGGGTGCGCGGAGGTGGGTGTGCTGGGTGCAGTACTTGGAGCCCGCCGTGGGCCGGGCCTGGCAGAGCTGGCAGCGACGACGGCGCAGGCGGGCCCGGAGCAGGTCGAAGGCGGCCTTGCGGTCGACGGCGCACTCCTCGGAGCAGACCTCCCGGGGCCTGTTGCCCAGGCTCTCCGGGCAGGCGCTACCGCAGACCCAGCAGAGGCCGCTCTCGTTCCTGGTGGCCCAGCGTCTGCGCATGGTCACCCCTCCTGGGTCTGGGCGGGCGGGGGCGTCCTGGGCGCCAGGGCCTCGATGCGCTGGAGGCTGGCCCTGAGGCTCTCGGCCCGGTGGAGCAGCTCGGCGCCGACGTCGTGGTGGAGCTGAAGCAGGGCGTCGGTGTCCATGCTGAGGAGGTCAGACATGGCAGGCACCGGGACGGGCGGCGCGGAGGCCTTTGCGGCCCTGGGCTTGCGCCCTCGTCGCGGAGCGGCCTCGGGGGGGGTAGCGGACGGGGACTGCCCGGGCAGTCCGTAGCGGGTGCCTGAGCCAGCCCCGTAGCGGTCCAGGACGCCATCGTTGATGAGGCCCTTGAGCGCCTTGCTGCCGGTGGGCGCGGAGCACCCGGCGACCTCCAGGGCCTGCTGGAGCGTCCAGGGCTCGGTCTGCTTCTTGGCCCAGGCGGCAATCTTCTGGGCGGCCTCTTCGTGCGTGACGGCTGGCATGGGGACCTCGGGGGTAGGCTGCGGAGCTGAAATCGGTAAAACGGGTCCAGTGGAGGGTGGTGCCTCTAAAGCGGGCGTCATGACCTCTTGGGGCACGTTCTGTGCGCGGAGCTGAACTGGCGACCGGGGCTTGGTGGACCTGACCAGCCTGGGGCCGCAGTCGGGCACGGCGGGGGTCGGCTGGGCGGGCTGCTCAGGGGTGACGCTGGCGGCCTGGCTGACCTGCTCGTCCCGGCTGGGGATGGCCTCCACCTCCCGCTCAGTACGGACGGCCCGGCTCGAGCGAGCCCGGGAGACCATGGCGGCCCGGAGGGCATCGCACTCGGCGGTGCCGCAGTAGGGATCCCAGCGCCGGGCAGCATTGGCGCAGCCGTGACGCTCGCAGGGGCGCTTCATGGCTGCACCTGCTGGCTACGCCTCTTGTTGCGCCGGATGCGCGGAGGGGGCGACCGGTCGCCAGCCGCCCGGGCTCTGAGCCACTCCAGAAGCTGGCACTTGATCTGGTTGCAGCGCTGTCTGGTGACGCCGTAGCGCTCGGCGAGGACGCTCTCCGGCTCTGCCGACAACAGGCAGTCGATGGCCATCTCCGACAAGCCGGAGGTGGCGAGGACCTGGGCAACCCAGACGAACTGCATCGCATCATCTGGGGACGCTTGCTGGGCCACCGGCTCGCGCCTGGTCCACTCGTCCTCATCCCGCCTGAGAAGCGGAAAGGCAACGTCGAACGGGACCCAGGTGCGCTCGGCCCGCTGCGCCGTCTCCCTGAAGCGCGTGGTGCCGATCTGCGGAGCTCCGATCGTCAGAGCAAACCAGCGCTTCCCCTGGGTGAGCGCGGACCACCCGAAACAGGTACTGAAGGCCCCTGCTTCGGCATCCCAGCGCTCAAGCGCCGCCATCAGCCCGACGCCCACGGCAGCAGCCAGGGTGTCGTCGTAGACGTAGGGATGCCGCCTGGCGACGTACCCCACGATCTGGACCACCATCCGCATCATCCGGCGGCACAGTTCGTCGAGGGCTCGACGGTCACCTCTCTTGGCCTTCAGGGCGAGGATGTTGTTCGCCTTGATGTCGAGGGCGGGGAGGGCGTGCCTGAGCAGCCAGGACTCATGCACAGGCCCCCCGCGGTGGCGGGCCTCGGTCAGGACGCGGATGCGGCGGGCCTCGAGTGGGGTGCGTGCGAGGCTCATGCGGCAACCCCGGACCCAGTGGCCTGGGCGGCCCGGCGCGCCAGCGCCCGGCGGGCGCTGGCGCGCCTTCGTTCGGCGAGCTCCTCAGCCGAGTAACTGAGGCGCAGGTGGTCTGGGTTGATGCACCACTTGTGCTTGCAGGTCGATTTGAGCCGACGCCCTGCCGGGATGTCGCCGATGTGGACGAGCCACGACACCTGCCGGGCCGTGAACATCTTCCGCTTCGCCCTGGCGATGGTGACCGGGATACAGGCCGTCTCGTCCGAGTTGTAGTACCCACCCCAGCCCCAGCAGCCACTCGGGTACTCGACCAGGTGCGCGTCGAGCCTCTCGGTGAGCACCTGGAGGGGCAGATCCTTGGCGACAAACCCGCGCCTCTCGTACTGCGTCGGCCTGAGGCGCTCCTTCGAGAAGACCAGCTCCAGCGATAGGCCCCGAAGGAGTCGTCCTCGGATGGTGAGTTCCGGGACACCTGTGCGACGAGACCACTCCGCCTGGGAGTGGGTCTGCCCCTGCCAGGTGATGACCTTCTTGGCTCGGCCTCTGGGCAGTCGACCCTCAGCCGCAGCCCGCCGGGCGCTGACTCCGACCCTGGAGACGCTCATGCAGCCTCCCAACCGTATTTGCCCTGCTTCACCGGGACCTCTTCCCAGGGCGAGCCCGTGCAGTCCGGGCACTCACCCGGCTCGGCTCGCCTGGAGAGGTAGGCCTGGCCACATGCCTCGACGGTGCAGCGGTGGGCGTGGAACGAGCCCAGGCCCATCGAGGTGCGCTGGTCCTCGGCACGGATGACGAAGCCGGTCTTGCCCTGGCTCGTCTCGGGGATCCAGTCCTCCACCTGCCCGCGGCGCACGCTCTGGGAGGACGTGGCCTGGCAGAAGCCCCGCTGACGAAGGTAGTCGTGGGCCAGGTAGGCGAGGCTGAAGTTCTTGTCGCCCTCGGGCAGGCCGTGAACCGTGAAGTAGCCGAGCAGACTCCTGCTGACGGTGACCGTGCTCATCGGGCACCCCCTGCCGCACGGCGGAGGTTGTGCTGGCCGCACTCCACGATGGCGCCCGCCTGGAGCAGCCGGTCGACGTTGCGGTCCTCGTACTTCGCGCTGAAGGCCTTGGGGTCGAGGTTGGTGGTGATGACCGTGCGGAGCTGCTGGCGGCACCGCTCGTAGACCAGGGCAGTCAGGGTGCCCCGGATGTCGCCCGTCTCGGCGCCGAGATCGTCGATGACCAGGGCCCGGCAGGTCCGGAGGTCGTCCATCCAGCCCTTGTCCTGGGGGTCCCAGGAGCGAGCCTTGCGCTCCAGGTCGAACACCGGAGCGAACCGGGTGCGCGGGTCCCACTCCCAGGACTGGCCGGTCTCGCTGGTGAGGATGGGGCGCCGGGCAGCGCGGGTGAGCCAGCGCACGGCGGCCACCGTCTTGCCGTCGCCTGCCGGTCCAGAGAGCACCAGGGTCAGCCGAGCCGGGTCGTCGAGCATCCGACGGGCCGCCTCCATGGCCGGGGTCATGGTGAGCTTGCCGGCCCGACCCAGGACCACCTGGCGCTCGAGCTTGCCGACGCCCCAGTCACCCAGGCGCGTCTCCAGGAGGTCCATCTGGAGCTTCTCGTGTCTGGCCCGGCCCTGGGCCTGGAGTTCTTCCTCGGTGCCGATGACCTTCAGGGAGCGGTTCAGGCGCTCGAGCAGGGTGGCGACGGGCGTGGCGGTGGCGGGCTTATCCATGGGTGGTCTCCGGGAGACGGCTGGGGGCTGGGTCGGGGATGACGGCCGGGAGGTCGTCGAAGTCGGGCGCCGGAGGGCCCTCGAGCAAGCGGCGTCCGGCCTCGATGTCGGCCTGCTTCTGGGCCTCGGTCCGGGCGTTGCCGGTGGCCGCGTAGGGCACGAAGCCCGGGCGCGTGACGTCGTGAGCGCGAACGGGGCCGTGACCGGCGTGTGACCAGTCGAGGAAACGCTCGAAGTTGCCGGGGCGGAGCAGGAGCTCCAGGCCGATGTTCTTGGGGCGCTCGCTCCAGGTATCGAACTTCGAGCCGCGGACGGCGCCGATGATGTCGGCTTCGGTGCGCCCCTCTGCGAGGCGGTCGGCGATGGCCTTGCGCCGCTCGGCGGTCATTACCCAGGCCGGACCCAGCTTCCAGGTCTCGACCCAGGCCCGGAAGACCGCAGCCTCGATGGGGTTGAGTTCGCCCGTGCCCTTCTTGGTGCGCTTCCGGGCGGGTGCCTCTGGCGCGCTGGGAACCAGGGTCAGCGAGGGCGTTGCCGGGCTTGGCGTCGCGGTGGGCGTCACGCCAGGCGTGACGGTCGGCGTCACGGAGGGGCTACGGGGTGGTTCTTTCTCTTCAACGCTTCCTGTTATGTCAGCGTTACGTACCGTACCGTGTGCGTCACCGTTACACGGCGTAACGCTCTGCTCGGAAGTCGCGTTTACGCTGTCCTGGGTGGTGTTTGCGGCCTCTTTGGCTGCACGCTGGCGGGCCCTGTATTCGCGCTGTCTCTCGGCAGGGGTGCGCGTAACGCCCGTAACGCTCGCGTCACTACCTGCGTAACGCCGCGTAACGCGCCCCAAACGCTCAGCGTTACCGGGAGACCTCAGGCCAGCACGGGTCTTCACCAGCAAGCCGGTCTCGCGGCAGGCCCGGGCGAAGGCGCCGGGCTCACCGCGCCAGCCAGCAGCGCGCTCCACGACGGCGTCGGCGTGCTCGCCCTTGACGGTGCCGGTCGGGGCGCCGCTGCGCTCCCAGGCCCACAGGCGGATGAGGCAGGCCAGGGCCTTGTCCTCGTCGCCCAGGATGACGCCCAGTTCCAGCACCCGGGGGTCCCAGGGGGTCGAGTCGTCGAGTCGAAACCAGGTGCTCATGGTCTACCGCCCTCCGAAGTGGCAGCCGGTGCGACCGTGCGCGGCATCCGCTCGTCGGCGCCCCAACCCCGAAGGACCATCTCCAGGGCAAAGAGGACGTCGCAGGCCGCATGGGCCAGGTGGGGCAGACCCGAGTCGGTGTCCACGTCCTCCCCGGCCTGGTACTGGAGCAGGTGCCGGATGGCCGCGGCGACATAGCGGTCCCGTGAGGGGCACTTCACCCAGTTGTGCCGGGCGTACTTGACAAGGCCGAAGCCCAGCACCTCGGACACCTTGAGGAGCGCGAGGGGGGGCAGAAGGTCAGTTGGCGCCTTCTTGGCGTCGTGCTTCACGAAAACCTGGGGCTCTCCGGGGCCGCTCATGCGCCCTCCTCAGCCCTGCCGGGCCCAATGGCGATGCTCAGGCCCCAGTTGGCCTTCTCCTGGCGGCACACCCAGCCCAGACGCTTGTCACCGTCGTCGACCTGGAGCTGGCGGGCGACCTCGTCACGCACGGCCTTCAAGGCCGAGGTGTTGTTGTCGTCGTCCATGAGCGCCGGCCCGTAGCGGGTCAGCGTGATCAGGCAGAGGCCTGTCTTGAGGTGCTCCCGGATCTGAGCCAGGGCCTCCTTGGCCTTGGGGCCCAGGAACATCAGCGCCACGGCCTTGCGGAGGGCGTCGGTGCGCCTCTTCCTGGCGCGCCAGTGCAGCCGCCCATTGAGGCTGAACGACTGGTCGATGCGCGAGGCCATGATGATCCGGAGGAACAGGCACTCCGGGTTGGACTGCCACAGGGGCTTCATGCGGCCTCCAGATGGAGCGCGATCTCGAGGTGGGGACCGACGGCGGCGAAGGACACCGTGACGGCGACGCCCTGGCTGACGAGCCACATGACGGCCACGCCCGCGATGGAGCGCGTCTGCCGCTGGTCGTGGACCGTTACCCAGGCCGCGGCGAGGCGCTGGGTGGTGGCCTTGGCGGCGTCCTTGCGCTCCCGGAGCTCGGCGATGACCTGGGCAGCCCGGGGCATGGGGCGGGCCTCACCCCAGATGAGGTGGTGCTCAGCCATGGGCCACCTCGACGAGGGCAGGGCGGCGTACGTTGGCGCGCACCAGGGCCGCCGCACAGGCAGGAGCCACGCTGTTTCCAATGAGCTTGACCTTGGCCGACTTGCTGGAGGCCGCGGAGAGGTCGTAGCCCTCGGCGTAGTCGCCGAACTGCGCCCGGAGCAGCTCCGAGGGCTCGAGCATGCGGTACCCGATGTCGGCGATGCGCTGCTCGGTGCCGCACACGGTGACCAGCGCAAAGCGGTCCTTTGTCGTGCTGGTCCGCATCGGAGCGTGGAGGCTCTGCCCCACGCCCTGGCCGTAGTAGCTGGCCAGGAAGGCCGCGACCCGCTCGGGCTGGTCGCCAGGGGTGAGGCTGACGGTGACCAGACTGTGGTGGTCGCGGGTGGTGATGGTCCGCATGGGGCGGGTCAGTGGGATGCCGACCTCGCCGCCGAAGTTCGAGGCCAGGAAGGCAGCCACAAGCGCGTGCTTGGAACCGCCGGCGACCACCGTCCCCAGCGGCTTGCGGATGTCCATGCACCTCGGGGTCTGCCCGGGGCGCTCGCCGAAGCCGCGCTGCACCAGCATCGGCACCGCTGGACGGCCGCCGATGTCCACCACGAAGGGGTTGGGGTCCTCGAGCACGAACCGGCGGATGCCCTCGGCGATGCGTCGAAGCGAGTTCGGCACCAGGTCGCGCCCGGGCTCGAAGATGGACGGGGTGGGGATGCTCCAGTCGATGCACTCGGCAGCCGTCCGGTAGGGGCGGGTGAAGAGGTCGCCGACGTCGCCATGGCTGGGCGTGGGCCAGGAGATCGGGAGGCCATCGCAGCGCGCCACCACGAACAGTCGACGGCGCCGGGTCGGCGCGCCGTACTGGCTCGCGTCGAGCACGCGGTAGTCGACGACGTAGCCGAGCCTCTCCAGGCGACGCACCCACCGTCGGAAGTACTCGCCCTTCCGCTCCGCGATCACGACCCCGTCGCGGGCGGCCGGACCCCAGGTCTGAAACTCGGGGACGTTCTCGACGAAGATGAGCCGCGGGCGCACGTCGTTGGCCCAGCTCGTCACCACCCAGGCGAGGCTGCGCTCCTGCTTGTTGACGGGCTTGCCGCCCCTCGAGCGACTAAAGTGGGTGCAGCTTGGCGAGGCCCACAGCACGTCGACTGCGCGGCCCTTGGTGACCTCCCTGGGCTTCACGTCGAAGACGTCGGTGCGGATGTGGCGGGTCTCGGGGTGGTTGGCCGCATGGACCGCCAGCGCCACTTCGCTGTGATTGATGGCGACGTCGACAGGACGCCGGAGCGCGGCCTCAAGGCCGGTCGAGGCGCCACCGCCGCCCGCGAAGAGGTCAACCACCAGGCCGGGGCGGGCGTTCATCGCGCCACCTCGCCAAGCAGGGGACGCCACTTGAGGCCCCGAGTAACCTCGGAAACGGTCGTCTGTGAGACTTGGAAGTCTTTGGCGATGGACCTCTGAGATTCACCAGACGCGTACCGCTCGCGAATCTGGGCCACCTTGTCTTGGTCGAGTTTCAGAGGTGTGCCCCTGAAGCTCGCACATCGAATTCGCGGTGGCTCTTTCTCGACGGCTCTGGCGTGCCGGACTCCCCTGGAGTGCCGCCTCTTGTTCACCATGTCGGCGTTGTTTTCTTGGCAGGTACCCAGAAACAGATGGTCTGGATTCACGCAGCACCGGACGTCGCAGGAGTGACAAACGAACAGGTCTCCGGGGATTGGTCCGACATGGAGTTCGTAGGAAACTCGATGAGCAAGGAACATCCTGCCGCCCTCCTTGAACCTCCCGTAACCACTGACGTTTTGCGGCCCAAGCCACAGCCAGCAGCCGGAATTCGGCTCCGGCGAGAACTGAAAAGCCGCCCTCATCGCGCACCCCCAGCCATATCCATCAGGTCGCAGTCGTTCGCTTCAGTCCGAGTGGTCGGCATCGACCTGAACAGGTCGAGCGAGCGCTGGGGCGGGTTGGCGGCGAGGTCGAGGTTGGCGCACGCCTGGCGCCAGTAGCTCTCCTTGAGTTCCATCGTGAGAGCGCGCCGGCCCATCTTCAGAGCGACGTGCCCGACAGAGCCGATGCCGCCGAAGGGGTCCAGCACCAGGTCGCCAGGGTTGCTCCACAACTCGACGCCGCGTCGGATGACTTCGAGCTGAAGCGGGCAAATGTGGCGCTCGTCCTTCTCTTCTCGGACGCTCTGATACTGCAGCGTGTCGCTCTCTCGGATGTCCATCCAGCATGGCGAGGCCATGCGCTGCCACTTCTCGACCGGGTAGTCCTCCGCCGTGTGGGTGATTGGGTTCTTGTTTTCACCCGGCTTCCGCATCGTCACCAGGTAGTCGGGGATGCCCTGCCGAGACATCGCCGAGTCCTTCTTGAGTTGCTTGTGGAGGAGCCCCAGCGCCTTGGTGCGCGTCACGGCGATGACGGGGTCCTTCCAGATGGTCACCTCGGCATGGAAGATCCACCCGGCCTGCTGAAACATCCGGATGAGGTCGCCCCTGAAGTCCTTGAGGCCAATCACGCCGTCCTTGGCCTTCTGGGAGGGCAGAAGCATGCAGTGGAGACTGAGGAGTCGACCTGGCTGGGTGACCCGAAGCAGCTCAGGCGCCAGGAAGGCCATGTGTCGATTAAAGGTCTCGTCGTCAGAACAATTGCCGAAGTCGTGTGCGCTGTTGCTGTAGGTATAGAGGGCGCTAAACGGCGTCGAGGTGACCGTGTAGCCGACGCTGTCGCTGGGAACCTCGCGCAGCACCTCGACGCAGTCGCCCAGGTGGCAGGTCCAGCGGTCGCCGCTCTTCACGGACCGGCGATAGGTGTCCTGCTGGCGTCGAGCTCCATCGATCTGGCCCCGGAGGTGAACAGTCATGTGCCGAGCCATCTCGTCGGCCATCTCCTCAGCAGCCGCCTCCTTGCGCTTCAGGTTCTCTACGACGGCGCCCTCGGCCGTCGACGTCACGACATGGACATCGACCTGGCGCTTCTGGCCAAACCGCCAGAAGCGCCGCACGGTCTGAAAGAACTCCTCAAAGCTGTCGCTGACCCCACAGAAAGCAGTCTGGGCGCAGTGCTGGAAGTTCATCCCGAAGCCGCAGATGGATGGCTTGGAGACCAGGACTCGGATGCGCCCCTCGACGAACCCCCGGATGCGCTCCTCTTTCTCCTCTGGGGTGTCGGCTCCGGAGACCTGCACGGCGCCCGGGATGGCCTCCACCAGGGCGTCGGCCTCAGCGTTGAGGTTGCACCAGACGGCCCAGGGTTCCTTTGCTGCCTTCACGAGTCGGGCGACCTTGGCCACTCGCTCGTCCAGAGAGGACCGCCGCGCCTCTCTGCGCTCATCGAGGGTCCGGGCGTCGAGAGACACGAGCATCCCGGGAGCGGGCGCCACTCCGCTCTTGACCTTGTGGTGGACGATGTCGAGCGGGGGCAGGGTGAAACCCTCGTCACTCAGGCCGAGGTCGCTGGGCTTTCGCACCATGACGGCCCACTCGCACACCCAGCGCCAGAACCCATCGACGGCATGGCCCTTCAGACGCCACTTCGAGGTGTCTCCGCCATCGTGGGCGAAGAACGTCGCCAACATCTCAACCCGGGACATGACGCCCAGGAATTCGGCGTGGTTACCGAGCTCGACGTGGTCGTTGGGGGCCGGAGTGGCAGTGCAGGCCAGGCGGTAATGCACGCCCTGGAAAGCCTGGATGATGAGGTTGCGGGTCGAGCCCTCAAATGACTTGAGGATGCTCGACTCGTCGAGGACGACGCCGGCCCAGTTGTGCGCGATGAAGCGATCCAGGCGCTCGTAGTTGGTGATGTTGATGCCCGACTTGATATCCCCAGGTTCGCGGCAGTAGTTGACGGCGATGCCGAAGCGGGCGCCCTCCTCGACCGTCTGCCGTGCGACCGCAAGCGGGGCCAGGATGAGCACGTCGCCCTGGGCGTGAACAGCGACCTCGCGAGCCCATTCGAGTTGCATCAGGGTCTTACCCATGCCGCAACCGGCGAAGATGGCTGCGCGGCCACGCAGGACCGCCCAGCGCGCAATCAGGCGCTGGTGCTCGAACAGGTGCGACGACAGGCCGACAGGCTCAAAACCGACCTGCACCGACCGGATGGCCTTGGAGTCGATGAACGACTGGTAGGAGTCGGTGTTCATCGGTCCGTCCTCGCCTTGCTCTGCTGGGCCTCGCGAACTGCAGCCTGGGCCTGGACCTCGTCCCAGAGGACGGCGATGGCGTCGCCTGGGCCGACGAGGTGCCACTGGCCAGCGGGGTGCAGCGCGTAGAGGCGCCGCTCGCCCTGCTCGACTCTGAGGTCGTAGAGGACCCCGGCCTGGGTGAAGGTGCTCATGACTGCTCCTCTTCGGTGCTGTCGTGGTGGGTGGCGCGGACCCCGTCGGGGTCGACGCGCATGGGCTCGAGGGCCTCCAGGTCGACCAGGCCCAAGCCGCCGCGCCGCTTGATGACGGGCAGGGGCTTCACGACCTGGAGGGGCACGCGCTCGGCGCTCAGCACCTCAGCGGGCCCGACCTCGACGTCGGCAGGCGCGGAGCCAGCCGAGCGGTAGGCGATGAAGGTGTACTCGCGGGCGCTGTCGCGGAGGGTCGAGGTGCGCCCCCACAGCTCGGTGCCGTCCTTGACGACCAGCGTCGCCAGGGCGCCATCGCGGCAGACGTGGAGAGGCCCGCGAGCGGCCAGCTCGTCGAGGGTGGCGGTGACCGGGGGCAGGGGAGGGGCACCCATCAGGCGGCCCTCGCGGTCTGGAGCTCCAGCGCGGCCCGGTAGTGGCCAGTCCAGTCGTCATAGGAGGCCTGGGCGACCTCGGGCTGGAGCAGGCCGTGGCGCGTCCACCGGGCGCAGGCCTGGCAGGCGGTCTGGAGGTGCTTGGCGCAGAGGACGGTGCGGCAGGGCTGCATCGCCTTCTTGCGGCCCAGGAGGCAGGTGCGCGCTCTGGCGGGGGCGCCGCAGACGTCGCAGGTGGGCGCGCTCATGGCCGCACCCCCACCTGGTCAAGCCGGGCCACGACGGCGGCGAGCTTCTTGCGCTCAGCCGCGGTGGCGGCGCCCTTGGTGGCCAGGGGCAGCAGGTCGAGGATGAGGGCGCGTGCCTGGGCGAGCTGGGGCGGGGTGGTGAAGGCTTCGTCAACAGATGACGCGACCTTGAGGCGGTAGGCCAGCGTCTCGTGGTGGCACCCGAACTCACGGGCCCACGCCCGGAGGGTCTGGGTCTTGCCCTGGAAGGTGATGAGCCGAGGGAAGGCCATCAGACAGTCCTCCACATCGACTGGAGGGCGGACATGGCCGCGTCGAAGTTGACGAACCGGCTCCTGCCCAGCTCGATGGCCGACAGTTCGACCACCGACAGTCCCGTGAGCCTGGCACCCTCGCGCAGGCCCTTACCGAGCCCAATGCGAAGCTCACGCACGATCCGGCCCTGAGCCACGACCTCGGCGGGGTAGACGGGCTGGTCGACCATCTGCCAGCCGGAGCGGGGACCACCGCAGAC